CGGCGGGCTGCCGCTTCAGCCACTCCGGATAGGTCGTCGAGGCCGGCACCTGCCCGTCCATCGATGCCCGCATCCCCTCGGGCGCATCGTCAAGATCGATACCAAGCTCGCGCCAGGACTTCAGAACAGGCGAGGTCGAGGATCGGCACCCCGGATGCGCGGGCGGCCTTGGGCCGCTGTCGAGCGGATAGACTTCACCGTCCCGCGCCCGGCACACGGCCGAGGTGCGGCCATCCAGCGTCGCCACCCAGCGCACGCCTTTCACGATGTCGGCGTTTTCCTGATAGACCTGCTGGCGCGCCACCTGCGACACATGATTGACGGCGGTGCGAACCACCATCTCGGCGCCGCGGCGGGATTGCCCGGTCGCGTTGCGAATCCGCAACCCGATGTCGCGGACTGTCTGGCCCTCGAGCACGCCGAGGCGGATGGCCGCCTTCACCCGGTCCTGCGTCACCACGGCAAGCGTCTGAAACCACTCCTTCAGAAACCGCCCCTGCATCGGCTCGGCGAACACCGCCGCGCGCACCTGCGACACCGCCGGAACCGCCCAGTCGATGCCCACTAGAACCGCGCCCTGCAGAAAGCTGGCATGCAGGGCCGCCTCCGTTCCCGCCAGGTCGCGCATCGTGGCGTTGAAATCCAGCTCCATCTGCCCGGTAAAGGCCCGGATGACCTCGCGCGTTTCCCGCAGCAGCAGCTCCAGACGGGCGCGCATGTAGCGGCCCTTCACCGAAGTCGGGTCGTGTTTTGCCAGCCGGGCGAGCAAATCGGCTTCCAGCTCTTTATAGGCCCCGGCAAGGCGTTTTGCCTCACCCCCCTTGAACCGCTCAAGCGCGACCGCGTGGCGAACCCCGGCGTCGAACAGCGTCTCGTTGACGCTCGCCACCGCCTAGCCCTTCAGACCCATCAGCGCCCACGAAAGCAGGCCCGCCACGGTCAGTCCGTCCTGTCGCGGGCCCATGTCGAACCGATTGAAGTAGACCTTGTGCGACGATGGCTCGTCGATCGGCCCCTCAAGCACGGTGGCACCAAGCAGCACCACGCAGGTCTGGATCGAGGCCGGGAAGTCACCGGCCTCGATCCTGTCCGCCAGATCGCGCAGCCCCTGCGCCATGTCGTCAGCCTGCGTCATGGGCCGCAGCCTGACCAGCTCAACCATCGTCAGGCTCCGCTGCGGGCCCTGCCGTCTGCGCTGCTGCCATCACCCTTGCCATGTCGTGCGCGGCCCGCTCGAGCGCGTCCGCCACGTTCAGCGTTTCCGAAAGCACGCCGGCGCGCTTCAGTTCTTCCAGCGCGTCTTCGGCGGCGATGTCTCCCAGCTCGCGCAGCTTCAGCACCGTCGCCATGATCTTCTCGGCGTTCGGCACGACGCCAAAATCCTTCGATACCGCGATCGATCCGCCCGAACCTTCCGGACGACCGAGCCAGGCGGCAGTATATTGCGCAGCCAGTTCAAGAGCATCCGAAAACTCTCCGGCCAGCGCCTCCAGTTCGGACTGGTCCTTCGCCTCGTCGATCACCATCTGGGTCGCCGTCACATTGCCCGGCCGCCTTACCAGCATCTTCAGCCCCTCGGCCTCCATCTGGGCTTCAAGATTCTTCAGATCACGTTCGCCGGCCTCGATCGCCGCGCCGCTGTGTTCGAGCACCTTGGCATCGCCGAACTGCTCGTCGGTGGTGATGACTGTCATCGGCCCGAGCTTGATATCGGCAGCCGAGCTTGATCCCTTCACGAACAGCATCGCGAACCGGCTGAATGTCAGCACGTTGCGCTGGTCGCTGGATGACTGCCAGTGGGCAACGTTCAGATGCGCACAATTGTCCAGCGGGGCGGATGCCGTGAATTCGCCCCGCTCGGTGCCCGTCAGGAACGGCACGAGGGTCACATAGGGCAGTGCATATTCGCCCTCCCCGAAAACGGCCCATGTGCCGCTTTTCGATCTGCGCCAGATGCGCCATGCGCCAGGCTCGATTTCCCGAACCTGATCCACGTAGCTCTCGGCATAGCCCTGATGCGTCCGGATGCGCTCCAGCAGGCGGACATGCACGTAACGCTCCCTGCCGTCGACCAGGGAGCGGCGCGCATCCAGCAGCTGCTCGGGCGCGTAATGGCACCACCTCGGCCGCCTCTTCAGATCGTAGGCAGCCGTCCGGGGCGCGCCGGCCGGCATGTCGACAAGAATGTGCGAAGAGCCGAGAGCGAGCGCCTCGAGAAAGACCCGCTTGCCGAACACCTGCAGGTGGTTGCCCTTCAGATCGATATCCTCGGCCCATCCCCCGGTCCGGACATTGTCCTCGCCGGCCTGCCCGGCCAGTTCGGGCATAATGTCATCGCCGAATGCAATTGCCTTCGAGAATGGCAGGCCCGCCATCGTGCGCACGATTGTCGCGAACCCCGCATGCAGGACGGTGGACGCCAGACGGCGGCGCCATGCCGCCTCTTCCTCGGCCTCGAACCGGGGCAGATGATCCTTGCCGGCAGCACGCATGGCCGATGTGCCGCCAAGCAGCGCGCGCGCCAGCTTCCATTGCTCCCGTCTGGCGGCATATTCACCGGCAGGGGCAGAGACGTCCGCAGTTGCCATTCTCACCCCTTCAGATCCTGACCTGCGCCGATTTTGTGCCCGAGCCGCCCAGCATCAGGTCGGTGAAGGCCCAGACGAGCGCATCGACACGATCGGGCGAATAGCCGCGCTCACCGACATCGAAATCGCTGGTGAACTCGAACATCTGGTCTTCCAGCTCGGGAAAATTGCCGCAGTGGTGCACCCTGCCCTGTTCATAAAGGGCGCTTATCGGCTCGGCCCTGGTGACCTTGCCCCGTGTCGCCCGCACCGCCCGATAGCTGATCGCAGGCATCGCCTGACGGATGACCGAACCCACCATGTCGCCGCCGTTGTTCACCTCGGCCACCACCCGGTCGGCCTGAAAGTCGGTGTAGGCGCGCACCACTTCGCGCGCCCAGCCTTCCGGGCTGGCCCCCTGTATCGTGCGGTCGGCCAGCACATAGCCATGCCCCTTGCCGTCGATGCCGCACACGACGATCCCGCACTCGGCCGCGCCTTCTCCCGAAGATGCGGGCGGATCGACCGCCACCACCACCCGCGCCAGATCGGGATAGCCGTTGCGCCCGACACGATCCCGGTCCAGATCCTCGATGCGCCAGAGCGCGCCGGGCACCTCGGACGCCCATTCACCCGCCTCGAACCGCAGCCTGCGGGCAGCCGACATGGCGGCAAGCACCCTGAAATAGCCCGCGTCCAGATTGGCCGTATTGTCGATCGGGTTCATCAGCAGCTCGGCATAGTCCGCGCGGTCCGCGACAGGATCGCGCGTGCCGGGCCGCAGCCCGAGCCGGAACAGCTGATAGGTCCAGTGCGATTTGCCCGGAGGATTGCAGTCATGCAGCGCCCGCAGCTTCAGGTCGCTCTTCTGGGCGAGGCGCGAAAGCGCCATCTCGACCGACGGCCAGGGAATCTGCGAAACCTCGTTGAACGCAATCGTCGCAAACTCCTGTCCTAAAATCTTCTCGACCCGGTCCTTCTCGTCGAGGCCGCCCAGCATGATCGACGAGCCATTCGGCAGCACGGCCTCAAGGTCCGTCTCGTTGGTCTCCATCGGCAGGTGGGGAAAGCACAGCCGCCGGACCTTGGGCAGCGTGTCCTTCCAGATCGAGGCCTTCACATGGTTGAAGCGCGACCGGAAGATCGCATGGCGGGTGTCGGGTGCCCGCATGGCGCGGATGATGATCGCGCGCACGATGATGAAAGTCTTGCCGCTTCTCGATCCACCGCGCAGCAGCGTGTGCGTCTGTGGGCCGCCAAGCAGCCGGTTCGCCTCGACCTGCCTGTCTGTAAGCCTAAAGCCGCTCGTCATCGGGCGTGATCTGCACCACGATCTGCCCCTGGTGCCGGTGATCGATCCTGTCTTTCCAGTCGGCGGACTTGCGGTTTTTCAACCAGAACATCGCGGCCTGATCCGAAGGCGGCACATGCTCGACATAATCGACCAGCAGCGGCGCGCCATCATATTGAAAAACCTTCACGGCATCGAAGCTGTAGCCCGTGGCCTTGCGGTAGAGGCTCTGCTCGACCCGGCTGTCCGCTGCATCCTTGCCCACCCGCAGCGCCTCGTTGAACTCCGGATGCGTCAGCTTCCAGCGGTTGATGGTGCGCTCGCTCACCTCGAAAAAATCGGCTGCATCGCGGTCGGTGGCCCCGAGGTCGGCAAGCTTGCGCGCCTGTTTTGCATATTCCGCTCGATACGCCGTCGGACGGCCGGCATGGGCCATGGGAAACCGCCTTTCGCGCGCGCCTGCGGGTGAATGACAAATTAAACAGCGCCATGATCCGGGGGCGTCCTGGAGTTTTGCTCCTTCCCCGAACGGCAGGCACAAAAAAGCCCGGAAGCTGGTGGGCCCCGGGCGCAATTCAACACGTTGCGCCTTTTAGGCTGTTACCAACTCCCGTGTCAAGCCCATCTGACAACGGTCTAACAAAACCGACCTGATCAATTGACATCCGGGCCGCCGAGCGTATGATCGCCGGTAACAAAACCCCCCAGGCGACCGCCAGCAATGCCGGGCTCAATACCGGGGGGTTACTTTCCCAGGTCTCTCCCGCCATGCGCCGGAGCCAGCCTTCACCACCAACCAACCTCACCCCTACGGCTGGCAGCGCGCCCCGCTGAGCGCCGATCCGGGGCCGATGGTAGTGTTCCGAGCCTTCCCCCCCTTTTCGCGCTGAGCGGGGCGCTAATGAGCTCTGGGGCATATTTGCCCGTCCGTCACCACCTCGCGAATCCGCCGCGCGGTCTGCCGAACCGACAATCCAGCAGCCGGTTGATTGCGTCGGCTGACGTGCGCAGATGCCCGGCGATACGGCGCTGCTGCACCTCGACCCGTCCGCCGGTCAGCCGCGCCAGCTTTGAAATGCTCCAGCCCTGCACCACGACGACCCGCACGCTGATCTGGCAGTGCGGTGGCACCGCGCCCCACAGCGTCCCGGCCAGCAGCGAGGCGTCGATGCGGTGCTGAATCACCGAAATGAACCCGTCCGGCCCTGCACCCGGGCTCATGTCCAGCCCGCACCTGGGCGTCAGGCCACGCTCCATCGCCTCGGTCGCCATGCGCAGCGCGATCAGCGCGTTGATCCGGTCACCGCCCAACGTGGCCCTCAGCCTCGACAGGTTGTCGATCCTGCGGATGACGGTCGACGGCCGACCCTCTACGTCGAGCACATGCTCGCGGCTATAGCCCTCGGGTGCTTCCAAACCGACCGCAGCAGCCGAGCCCGCACCACTCGCCAGCCCTTTGGCCGCCAGCCCTTTGGCCCTCGTGCGATTACCCCTGCGCTTCCCCCTGCGCTTGCTCACGCGGAGTTTTGCATCGATTGCGTGGGGCCGATCATCTGCGAACGGCCTCCACGGTGCCGTCTGCGTTGCAGCTCCAGTCCGGGCCCAGCGTAACCATCTGCGATTGCAGGGCGTTGTTATCCAGCACCAGCCGGGTGGGTCTCTGATGATGCGCCTGGTAGAGGTTGACCTCGGTAATCCACTGCCGATGCTCGGCGCTTCCGGGCTGGAAGGCTGCATGAGGGAAGCTTCTGGCACCCCATGGCTGACCGGACTGACCGGGTGGAATCGGGGCTGATGCCTGTGCGGCCTGGCGCTCTTCGACGATGGCGCGGGCTGCTTCGAGGATTTCGCTGGCATATGGCAGGCCGCGGGCCGATTGCGCCGCCCGGTCGCATGCCTTGCGCAACAGTCCGGGCTGCAGGGCCGCAGTGTCCCTGGCGAGCAGCGACGCGCGGGCTCCGTAGCTGTCCGGCTCGACATCGCGGGGGCACGGGAAGCGCAGCACCAGTTCGGCGATGCAGGCCCTATGCGCTGCCGTCGGCTTCGGTGGCTCTGTGCCAACCGAAACCTCCGTCACTGGCGGCGTCGCGTAGCATTTCGAGCCCGATCGACCGACGATAGCTCCCGGCGGGCGCGCTCCGGTTTCCTGCCACGGGTCGCTCGCCATCTTCGGTCCTTTCGTCATCATATCGGCCCTGGTTCAGCCATGTTGCGGGGTGCGGGATATATTTCGGGTCGTCCGGCGGGTGGGCCGCAAGCCATTGCGCGCCCTCGATAATATGCCAGGATTTTACGCCGCGTTTCAAGCAGACGGCCCATGCTTTTCGGGCAGCCTCCTTCCCGACACGCCGGGGGTAGGCTTTCCAGAAAGCATCGAAACCGTCCGATTTCGACGAAGGGACGATAGGGTTAGAAGAACCGTCAGGTTCTTCTTCTTCTGGTATCTGGCTTCTGGCTTCTGGTATCTGGGTTTTAACCCGACCGTTAAGCCGGGGGTTATCCCACGCCGGATTTCCCTTGCCTTTTCCGAGGCTTGGGTTACCGCCCTTTTTGCCGTTTTCACGGGCTTTTTTGGCCTTCTTGTGGTCACGGGTCATGCGTCGCGAGTAGATCGCGCCGTTGGCCGAACGGGAGAACACACCCGCGCCGTCGAGGTCAGCCAGCAATGCTGTGACCTCGCTTGGTGGTGCGCCGACCAGAATGGCGAGCTGCGCGTCTGTCGGGACGTGTCCGTTGACCAGGAGATGGCCATATCGCTCGGATCGGTGCATGATCGCGAGCATCTCGAGCCACAGGCCGCGGGCCGCAAGGCTGCACATCCGCAGCTTCTCGTCGGCCCGCCAGTCCTGCGGGTAAAACTTCATCCATGGGTCGATCATTCCGACCTCCGCCGCCAGTGCAGCCAGCGCACGCCCGCAATCACCGCTGCCACGGTGGCCAAAACCGCCCATCCGAGCAGCGCACCCGTCAGCATGGCACCCTCAAACAATCGGACATTTCTGCCCGATTTCGCTTGACGGTCGGACAAAACTGCCCGATAGAATATGCATGAACGGCGACGAACTCCTCCGCATCCTCCGCAAGCTGGCCAAGGCGCGGGGTGTCGAGCTCGACGCCAAGCCGGGCCGCGGCGACCATGTGAAGGTGCGGTTCGGCGACCGGGCGACCGTGCTTCCGGGCCGCAAGGAAGAACTGCGGACCGGCACGTTCCATTCGGTGCTGAAGGACCTTGGCCTCTCCAAGGAAGACCTGAAAGGCTAGACCATGCGCGACTTCACCTATCCCGTCCGCCCCGAGGAGCAGCCCGACGGCGGCTTCGTCGTCCACGTCCGCGACTTCGGCGGCGCCACCCAGGCAAACGACCGTGCCGGCGCGCTGCAGGCTGCCGAGGACTATATCGGCACCTGGATCGACATGCTGGTCGAGATGGGCCGCGACGTGCCCGTTCCCAGCGAGGCCGAGCCCGGCGAGCTTATGGTCGCCGCGCCGATCGACGCGGCCACGGTCGCGCTCCTGCACCAGGCGCTGCGCGAGCACAGCGTCACCCGCGTCGAGCTCGCCCGCCGGATGGGCAAGGACGAGAAGGAGGTTCGCCGCATGCTTGATCCCAGGCACGGCACCAAGCTCGCGACCTTCCGCGCCGCATTCCGCGCGCTCGGCATCCGCCCGGAGATCCGCGCGGCGTGAAGGGGCGCGCCCGCTCATGCGGCCAGTCCCGCGAACAGGTCGGACTCGGCAAGGCCGCGCTCGATATCGTCCAGCCAGCGCAGCACAGCGCGCGCCTCGGCCCCGCCGTTCCAGGACGCCAGTTCCTTTTCCATGCGAACGCGCAGCCGGGCAGCGCCGGCCGCAATGGCAGCCGCACGGGTCGGGTGCGGACAATCCCTTTTCGACAAGCCGGAACCATGCCCCGAGCAGTTGCTCAGTTGGCTGGCGGTCACGCAGCGCCAGCCGTCTTCCAGATGCAGCAACCTGATGTTGGCAAGATCGCAGCCACGCCAGCCCCTGCGCGGGTTCGGCAGGCCCAGCACCTCCGTCGCCGGATAGACGCCATGCGCGTTGGGCTGCGGCCAGCTCATGCCCGCGCTCCTCTGCCGGCGGGACGCGCCCGCGTCCCTGTCCGCACAGCCCGCCGCTCGGCAACCGAAGCCGTCGCCGGGATCTGCGGCACGATCTTGGCAGCCACCGCCGCCCGCGCCAGCGTCAGGTCCAGGATGGCCAGCGCGTCGGCCTCGTGGTCGGTGGCCACCTCCCAGCCCAGCGAGCGCGCGCACGCCATCATCGGCGCCTTGTCCTTCTGCAGCCTGCTGCCGAACCACGCCTTCGCGCTGATGATCGGCACCTCGCGGATCGCCGGCAGCCCGTGCCGATGGCAATGCGCCTGCACCACCATCCTCAGCCCGATCGCGATCTCGGTCGCCGACAGGTTCCTGGAAAACTTCGCCGGCATCGGCTGCTCGATCACGATCAGGCCCGGCCCGTGCGCTTGCTGGAACGCGCCCAGCCAGTCCGACAGACAGGCCGACCGCTCGCCGTGCGTGGATCCAGGCTTGCCGGTGATGATGGTGCCGAAGCGCGCCGGAGGCCGCGCCTCGGGCGGAATGAGCGACCGGACGCGCCCGGAATTCGCGTCCGACTGGGAACGATGAGCGAACGGCTGGGAGGACGGCCAGGCGCGCACCGCGGCGGCATCGGCAAATGCCCAGCCACATCTGGTGGCCAGGTCCATCGCCAGCACGCCGCCGCGCAAGCTTGCCGCCTCGATGCGGTGCCCGTCCTCCCCCCAGCGCACGGCCTAGTTGACCGACTCAGGCGTCTTCGCGTGGAACACGTTGGGCCGCTCCGGGTCCGGCTCGAAACCGGCATCCTTGATGGAGCGACGAACCTTAGACTTGAAGCTGCCTTCGGACATATCCGCCCGAACCTCTTCCCGCTTCAACGGCGCACACCGCTCCCCGATCGGCAGCTCGAACTGGGTCGCAAGATTGCGCTCATAGGTCGCCAGCAGCTCGTCGGCGGTGTCGCGCTCCACGTCGGACAGTTTCCGTCGCTTGACCACCGCCCGCATCACGACAGTGTCGAAGCCATTGGCTTTCGCCTCCTTGTAGAGCTCGGCGATGTCGTCCGCCGTCGCCTTCTTCTCTTCCTCCAGCGTCTCGATCCGCTCGATGAAAATCCGCAATTTATTGCTCATGTCATTGCTCCTGCTATGGCCGATGGGGTGTAGGTGACGGGCCGCTCGATCCGCACTTTCCCGACCAGCCGTGCCTGGCCGGTGGCAACCCGCCACAACTGGCCCTCGAAGCTGCCCAGCCAGCGCGCGATGTCCACCGCAAGCGCCGCCTTCGCCTCAGCCGCCCGAAGGCCCTTTTTGCGGATCAGCCGATCATATTCGGCCCGGAACGGCGGCGGGCACCAGCTCAGCCGCGCGTCCCATCTCCGCTTGCAGCCCTTCTTGCGCGCTGCCAGCGCTGCTGCCGTCATCGATTTGCCGATCAGCCGCCGGTGCATGTCCGGGTCTTCCTGCATCCGGGCCAGCATCGCCTGGCGGCAGCGCTCCCGGCGGGCGGGGTCTGCCATCAGCGCCTGCTGCACCCGTCTCCGCTGCTCGCGGACATGCGGCGCCTTCGTCCACGCCGCGCCCCTTCGCTGCGCTTCCAGCGTCGCCGCGCGGTCGATGATCAGGCCGTATCGCTTCAGCCCGTTGTAGGTGGTGTCCCGCGATAGCCCGAAATGCCGCGCGATGTCGGCTCCGGTCCTGCCGTCTGCCAGCATGGCGCGGATCTCTTCCAGATTTTCGGGCCAGCGGAAGCGGGCCATCATGCCACCTGCGCCCGGTCGTGGCGGGCGATTTCGGCGGCCAGCGTCTTCACCAGCGGCCGCGCCTCGCGCACGATCGCACACCGCTCGCGGTGATCGATCCGCCCGTCGGCCATCGCGCTGGCCATGGTCGCCGCCAGTCCGGCGGTGTCGGCCAGGACAACGGCGTCCGGCTGGCCGGCATCTTCCAGCGGCACCAGGCGATAGCCCAGCCCGGCCAGCAGTTCGTCCAGCACGGTTCCGTCGCTGATGTGCAGCAGGTTCAGCAGGCGGTGCAGCTCGATCAGCGCGGCCAGGCCCATGGCGTTGCGAATGGTTTCCGGCGCGCAGCCCGCAGCCGCTGCCACAGTGGCGAGGCCATGATCCGCAACCAGCCGCGAGATCGCCGCGGCGACCAGGCACTTTGCATCGTCCTTCTCCAGCCGGGGCCGTTTGTGGCGGACATTGGGGCGGGTCATGCGCCAGTCTCCCCATCATGCGGGGCATTTTCCGGATTGTGAAAAGCGGGGCGGGCCGAAACCCGCCCCCGGTTCGGCGCGGCGAAGAAGCGGCGCGCGGGAAAGTCGCAGGGCGGGTGCAGTCCGGAACCCCGCCCTGCTATCATCGGCGTGCGACGACCGATGAAAGAAAATGCCATGGAACAACCGGATCTGCCTGCTCGCCGAACACAGGCGATTCTCGGCATTGTGCTGGGCGCGCTGATGCAGGACCCGCAATTTCGTGAACGCCTGCGCACAACTGCCAGCATGGCCGCAGCCCAAGAGAACATCAGGCTTTCCCCCGTGGAACAGGAGGCAGCTCTGCAGCTTCTGGATCTTCTGGAGGGGTGGGCAAGGCGCGGTGGCGAAGGCGGCTGAAGACAAGCTCCACCACTTTCTCTGCGGGCATAAGCGGGTGCCGCCGCTCCCGGGCATTCTCCACCATGTCCAGCAGCCAGTCGCCCAGCCGGCGCGAAAGCCACGCCATCACGCAGCCTCCGCGGCAGTGGACTGGTCGGGGCGGTTACGGCGCTGCATGCGGAATTTCCCCGACGGAGTTGACCCACACGATGCCGAGCATCATTTCGGAGAAAGCCGACATTTTGGTCGGGGCATCTCTTCCCTTCACCCGATAGTGCTTTTCGCGTGGCGTCGGCTCCAGCGCCGCGACCCGCCGCTCCAGTTCGGCGACACGCACTTCCAGGGCAGCCATGTCATCGCGCATCACGCCGCCTCCGCGGGCTTTGAATCGGCGGGGGTGGCGATGAAGTCGGCGGGCAGCTCGACGCCCTTGCGGCGCGCAAGCTCTGCAAGCACAGGGCGGCGCCATTGCGGGATGCCATTTTTCTTCCAAGAGTGGACCGTTTGGACTGGCGCGCCGATGGCGTTTGCCACTGCAGTTGGCCCGTCCAATTTCTCGATGAGGTGCGCATGATCCACGGATCAATGAATATCCGAAATTCAGATAATCACGCAACCCCATATTATCCGATTTCCAGATTTCTGGATTTCGCATCAGCAGGGCATCGGCTGCGCATGCGCCCGCTGCAAGAAATCCAGGCTAGGCTGAAGTCTCTTTCGGGAGATTTGACCCAGGCGGATGTGGCAAAGCGGCTAAAGATATCGCAAAGTGCGGTCTCCAATCTGGCCGGCGGTACAAGACATCTCCGATACGCCGAGGCGTTGACACTCATGCAGATGCTTTGGCCGGAAGACCCTTACGGTGAGGGCGACAAAGAGGTCGACGGACGGGTCAGTGCAGAGTGGAAGATTGCCGTTGAGGCGTTGCTGGCCGTTCAAGGCATGCACCCCGCTGACCTTGAGCTAGTACTCGAGATCGTTCCAGCCATTCGAGAAGAGATGAAATCTGCCGAGTTAATCGGAGACGATCCGATTGTTGCCGCGCGAACCGCAGCTCGTCTTTTTTGGAAGCCAACCTCTCGGAAAGAACGCGCTGCATGATTGCGCACATCCGATGACATGGTTCGCATCCCAGCTTACACAGCGCAGGGTCCATACTCGATCCTCCCCAGGACGCAGAACGGATAGGGAACACACAACAGTTTGGCAACATCAATGCCAATCGAACCGGTTGGCGGTTCGGTGGATATTAACCAATCTTGAGAGGATCATAGCGTGCGGATAGCAGTCACTTTGGTTGCATTGGCGTTGGGCTCTCCGGCCCTTGCCGCCGAAATGTGGGGCAAGGTCGAATCCGGCATGAGCTGGGACCAGGTCGCTGCACTCTATCCTGCCGAGAAGGGCACCAAGCACAAGGCGGGCAAGTCGATCGAGGTGAAGAACGTGGCCATCACGCCCGACTGCAAGGCGGAAGCGAACATCCTGTTCAAGGCCGGCGCGGTCGACAGCGTCGTTCTGAAAGGCAACCCCGCCGTTGCCGGCCGCTGCGCCGAAACCGTCTACACTGCGCTGTCCTCGAAATATGGCCAAGCCGTCGGCGGGGGCGACGTCGAGGGCGGATTGTTCGCCAGGCCCGGCAAGATCCACATCTGGAACAAGCCCCCGCTCACCCTGCGCTTCAAGAAGTTCGAGGACGGCGGCGACATCACCCGGGCCAGCTGGGAGCTGACCTATTCCACAATCGGCGCGGCGATCGGGCTGTAGCGTGCCCTAATTCAATTCCAGCGCGATCAATCGGGCGGCGCACGATCTGAACCGCGCCGGATGCAGATTTGGTTTGCGCAAGGCAATCGCTATACCTGCTAGTCCTGATTGAAGGTCTCCTCAGGCCCCACGAAGCGCGCATCCACGCCAGGCCTGCCGCATAGCGCCACTTGAAGCTGTCGCGTTGGACACAGCCTCAGCAGGATAGACCATGCCTGCGCTTTCAAATCTCGAATCATCTGCACCCCCTTTTCATGATGCACATTCCGCACCTGTAGGACAGGCGATCAAGCCATCTCATTTCTCCCAACGCGCCTATCTCCCGGAGTGGATGTAGCACGACGATTGACCTTGGTGTAAAAATTATCCGATTTTCAGATTGACAATCTAATCCGATTTTCGGATAACTCCCCCCATCGCCCGACCAGCCACCCGGCTCGCGAGACGGCGCATCGATGGGAGAGTCTGTCATGCACAACATCGAGAAGTGGATTGCCGCGCTCGCCTCCGGCGATGCCGTCACCTGTGTCGTGCCCGGCCAGCATGGCCGGCCTGATTGGGTTCGCCCGGCGCATGTGGTTGAAATTCTGGCCTTCGGGGCGCTGCTGCGGGTCGCGCTCGATGCGCCCTCCAACCAGCGCCTGCTGTTCAGCGCCGCCGGTCTCCAGCAGAACGCGGGCGCCGGCTGGCACCATGTGCTGCGGCCCGTCGCCACCGCGCCCCAGCCGCAGCGCTGCCTCATCTCGGGCCGCCCGCTGGCACCCGCCGCCGAAAAGATCGCGGCATGAGCGGCGTCGTGCCCCCCATCCTCGCGGGCATATTGCGCGCACACGGCGCTCCTGCCCCGCGCCCGCACTGGGCCGATCAGGAAGCCGTGCCGTTCGCATCCCATGCATCCGGCCTCACGCTGCACCAGGTGCGCAATGCGCTCATCGAGTGCGGCCACGAGGTCGCGCCGATCGAATGGCAGCACCTCGACGGTCGGCACTCCATGACGATCACAGGGGCAGACGGCGCGACCTACCGCCTCACCATCAGCGTGGAGACCGCGCCATGACCAGACGATCCCGCACCGGCATCCGTCACGATGACGGGCCGATCCCCGACGACCTCACCCTCCGCACCCGCCGGGATCGTGAGCGCCTGTCGCGTAATATTGCATGGATTGCCACCGGCTTCGTCGTGCTGACATTTGCCGCCGGGCTGATCCGGTGAGCGGCGCGCTGCGCTGCGTCGTGATCGTGCCCGATGCCGATGGCTGGCGCGTGATCTGGGCAAACGGCACCGAGGCCGATGCGCGGAAGATCGCGCAGGAATGGGCGATCGAGCACCCCGGGCAGGAAGCCCACCTGTTCATCCGCGACGACACGGCCATCGCCGGGCTGTCGGTGACATGGAGCAAAAAATGACCGCCATTGCCCTGCCCGGCGTCTACGACATGCCCGAGGCCGACTATCACGCCGACCCCTGCCCGGTGCCGTCGCTCTCCGCGTCGATCGCCAAGCTCTTGATCGACCGCTCGCCCCGCCACGCCTGGCACCGCCACCCGCGGCTGAACCCGGCCTACGCCAGCGAGGACTCGAGCGTCTTCGACATGGGCCGGCTTGCCCACAAGCTCGTGCTGGGCGCCGGCGGCGACATCGCCGTGATCGAGGCCGACGACTGGCGCACCAGCGCGGCGAAGGCGCTGCGCGATGCCGCCCGCGCCGCCGGCAAGATACCTGTGCTCGCGCACCAGCTCGAGCGCGCGCAGGCGATGGAGAAGGCCATCTTCCGCCAGCTCGCCAGGCACGAGGAAGCCAGCCTCGCCTTCACCAGCGGCACGCCCGAGCAGACGATCATCTGGCGCGAGGAGATCGACGGCATCGAGGTATGGTGCCGCGCACGGCTCGACTGGCTGCCGCACGAGGTGCCCGCGCCAGATGGCGCAAAACGCGGAAACGTGTTCGACGACTTCAAGAGCACCGGCGTCGCCGCAAGCGCCGGCCAGTGGGGAAGCCGCACCTTCTGGGAAACCGGCTGCGATGTGCAGGCCGCCTTCTATGTGCGCGGCATCAGGGCGCTCGGCCTCGCCGCAGACCCGCACTTCCGCTTCGTCGTCGCCGAGAACGAAGAGCCGTTCGCGATCGCCGTGCACACGCTCAGCCCGGCCGCGCTCGCCATGGCCGGCCGCAAGGTGGACTATGCGCTGCGCATCTGGGCGCGCTGCATGGCGATGGACTGGTGGCCTGGCTATCCGCCCTTCACCAGCTACCTCGATCCGCCACCCTGGCAGGAACGCCGCTGGATCGACCGCGAGGAATCGGGCGAGACCGACCCATCAAACTGGAAGCAGTTCTATCCCGAGGCCGAGCGCAAGCCCGGCACGGTCATCACCGAGCCCGGCCGGCCGTTTGATAAGCCGCGCGAGGAATTCGCAGCGGAGGACATACAGTGAGTTACACCTTCCGCCCTGCGGTCCGCACGAAGACCAGCGTGCTGACCGCGATCGCCGGCACGACCGGCACCGGCAAGACCTTCTCCGCCCTGAAGCTCGCCACCGGCCTGGCCGGGCCGACGGGCAAGATCGCCTTCATCGACACCGAGGCTGGTCGTGCGCTGCACTATGCCGATCAGTTCCGCTTCGACCATCTCGACCTGAAAGCGCCGTTCCGCCCGGCCGCCTACCGCGACGCGATCGTGGCAGCCGAGGAGGCGGGCTACGACGTGATCGTCATCGATTCGATGAGCCACGAATATGAGGGAGAGGGCGGCATCCTGGAATGGGCCGACGCACTGCTGGACGGCGGCGAGAAAAGCCCGGGCAACTGGAAGGAGCCGAAGTCCCAGCACAAGCGGATGATGAACCGGCTGGTGCAGTGCCGTGCACACTTGATCTTCTGTTTGCGCGCCGAAGAAAAGATGCTGGTCGAGCAGGTCGCGCAGCTGAACAACGACGGCAGCCCCAAGATGTGGAACGGCAAGCCGTCCATGAAGACGGTCGTCACCGCCGCCAAGGACCGCCCCGTCCAGGAGCGCTGGCATCCGATTTGCGAAAAGCGCTTCATGTATGAGATGACCGCGAGCTTCCTGCTGCTGCCCGACAAGCCGGGCGTCGGCATTCCCGTGAAGCTGCAGGAGCAGCACCGCCCCTTCTTCCCGGAAGGGCAGCGCATCAGCGAAGACAGCGGGGCAGGCCTCGGTGCCTGGGCGCGCGGAGCGGCGGCTGGAAACGCAACCAAAATGCAGCCGCTGGCCGCATTGCCCTCCGAACCGCCAGCGCAATCGCGCCAGACAGCGGAATGCTGGCTTGACGACTATCGCGGGAAGCTGGCCGACGCCGCCACGCCCGACCAGCTCGCCGACGTGCAGCAGCAGAGCGCGAAGGCGCTGGCCAAGCTCTCCGCCCAGCGGCCTGATCTGCACGGCATGGCGATGGAGGCAGGCCTCGCGCGCTTCAGGGAAATCGCCGGGCCAGACGATGACGGCGTGTCGGATGGCGACGACTTCCCGGGCGATCGGCCATTCGACGATCGGGTCTCGGCATGAAGATCGGGCACACACCCGCGCCGTGGGCAATGGTGGGCACGCGCGTGATCCGCGGGCCCTTCTTCCCTGGCGACCCGGACAGGCCGGGCCTGGAAGTCGCCACAGTCCCGCTGTGGTCGGATCGCGCCGATGCGGACGCCCGGCTTATCGCAGCCGCGCCCGACCTGCTGGCGGCACTCCACCGCCTCATCACGGTGATGCCGTCAAACGCCAGCGACGACGACGACCCGGAACAGGCCGCTGCATGGGCGGCTGCCATGGCGGTGATCGAGCAGGCGGTCGGGAAATGACGCCGCTGATCGTCACGGACGCCCGCGCGCAATCGCCGGCGCGCCCCTACTGTGTGCAGGGCAGCGGTGCCTTCCACTGGCTCACGCGCGAGGAGCTTGAGCGGCTGCACCGCGAGGTCGGGGCCGCTCTCGACAAGCGCCGGCCACCAATCGGCCAGGAACGCGGCGCGTGACCGCCATGTTCCGAACCGCGCTGGCGTCCGACCCGCAGGGCCTCATCGATGTCATCGACATGGCGCTGCAGGTCTGGGAACCCCTCGGGCTGGTCCGCTGGCTGGAGACCCCGCAGCAACGCTGGGAAGGCAAGTCGCCGATCGACCTGATCGCGCTCGGCCGGGCCGATGACGTGCTCGACCTCCTGGAAACCTTCGAGGTCCGCTGATGAGCCTCGCGTCCGCCCTCGGCCTCGACAACGAGATCGCGCTTCTCCGCAACCGTGGCTTCATGGTGTCGGAGGCGCGGATCGCCGGAGGTCCGGACGGCAAGTTCCGGGTCGGATCGAACGACCTGGACGCCTGCGAAATCCGGGCGCTGGCCAACCGACTGGCCGACAGATGGCCGGCCAACCCCTTCCTGCCCAGGCAGCAGCCGCCGCAATCGAAACCAAAGGATCCGCCGATGCCCGACCGATTCCGAGGCCTCACCGAAGCCGCCATCCGCGCCGACATGGAACAGCTCTGCGAGGAGCATGACGGCCCGGGCGCGGCCGCGCGCGCCTGCGGGCTCGCGTCCAGCACCTTCGGCAACACCAGGAAGGGCATCGCCCGCATCGGCGAGACGGTCATGAACGCGCTCTACGGGCCGGATGGCACGACGCTTCGGGCGGAGATCAGGAAGCAACAATCACACGAGACCCCGGCCGGGGAGGCCGGCGGGGATGCAGGGTCGGACCTGGCGGCGATGACTCCCGCCGACCAGGAACCTGTCGCCTCGCCGGCCGACAGCCGGCGGCAAGAGGAAGATGCGGCCGGCGGAAACGCCGGTTACACAGAGGGCGCCGCAGCGCCCGAGACGGAAACGACAGCCGGGGCGGCCCGAGAGGGAAAATCGCAGGTCGTGACAGCCGGAGAGACGGCAAACACAAAAGCCGATCCCGGCCCCGCCTGGATGCGCGGCGCGCTGCTGGAGCTGGTCGACCAGGACGAGCGGCTCGCCTGCCAGATCGGCGCCCTGAAAGCGGAGCAAGCCAAGGTGCACCGCGCGATCGACGCCCTGAAGGCGCTGGCGTGAGGCCGATCTACAGCAGAGGGATCATCGTCCAGTCCGGCGAGGATGACCAAGGATACTTGCGCTGGAAGGTCGAAGTCACATCGGTTGGCGTGATAGTGAATGCGTTCCGCCGGCTATCGCACAATGAGGCTGCCGAGCTGGCAGATGCCATCAAGCGCGCGATCGCCATGCGCGTGCCGCCCTCGGTCTTGGCCGATGTCTCCGCCTAATGACCGCCGCCGCCCGCCTTGCCCACCTCCCCGACTGGCCCGGCCGCCTGGGCGAGGACGAGGCCGCGGCCTATCTCGGCCTGTCGAAGTCGGGCTTCCGCGAGAAGTGGAGCGCCACCGGCAGCGCCTATCCCCAACCCGCGCGCGAGGGCGGCCGCATCTTCTGGTCGCGGCGCCAGCTCGACGCCTGGATTGACGCGCAGTTCGGTCTGGCCCAACCTCTCGCCCCGGCCGGCGGAGGAAGGGCACGAGGGTGGGCAAAGTGAATCTGCCGAATGTCTGGGAGTCCGGCGGCTGCTTCTATTTTCGACAGCGCTACCGCGATGCCGCTGGCAAGCGGCGCGTGTTCTATCTGAAGCTGCCAGCGCCCACCGACCCGGCCTTTGCCGAGGCCTATGCCCGCGCCTCGGGTGGCAGCACCAAGCGCGAGGCCGCCGCCGCCGGCAGCCTGGAAGCGTTGATCGTCGCCTATCGCGCGCACCTGCCCGAGCGCCGGACGCGCCGCGGCGAACCGCTGTCGCCCGTCACGCTGGCCAATTATCAGCGCAACCTCGACCTGCTTGTTCAGCATTTCGGCAGGGCCCCGGTTCGCCAGATCGCCGCGCCGGACGTGGTCGATATGCAGGACGTCTTCGCCGGAACCCCAGGCGTCGCCAACAACGTCATCAGCGTGCTGCGCGCCGTCCTCGAATTCGGCCGGCTGCGCGGCTGGCTCGAGGTCAACCCGGCCGTCCGCATCCCGCCGATTCCGCTGGGCGAGCACGCGCCCTGGCCCGCCGAGGTGATCGAAGCGGCGCTGGAAGTGGCTTCGCCGATGTATCGCCTGGCGATCGTCTCCGGCCTGTGCAGCGGCTGGCGCGACGGCGACCTGATTCGCGTCCGCCACAATTGGTTCGATGGCGGATTCTGCACGGTGGTGGAGCAGGGCAAGACCCACGTGTCGGGCGCGGTGCCCGTCCATCCGGTCTGGCAGGCGGAGATCGCAAAGGTCGCGAAGAAGGCCGTCACGCTGCTTTATGATCGGAGCGGCAAGCCCTTCGCTTCGGTCGAGCCCATCCAGGCCGCCATGCGCCGGCTGATGCAGGAGCCCAAGGTCCGCGCCGCCATCGCTGCCGCTGCCAGCCGCGGCGAGTGCAAGGACGACGCGACCTTCGTCTTCCACGGCCTCAGAAAGAACGCGTGCTGCTACCTCGCCGAGATGGGCCTGAGCGACCAGGCGATCGGTGGCATGCTGGGCATGAGCCCGCAGATCGTCGCCTACTACAGCCGGCGAAAGCGCTCGCTCATGATCGCCCGCGCTGCCGCCGAGACGGTAATGGCAGGCAATGTCGTGGGCCTGTGGAAGCAGCCGGGGATAAATCAAGCCTAGCCGGGGATAAACCGCCGCGAGCGCCCCGAAATAATCAAGCCTTTTCAAGCTGGTGACCCCTACGGGACTCGAACCCGTGTTTTCGCCGTGAAAGGGCGACGTCCTGGACCGCTAGACGAAGGGGCCTTCCCTTGCGGAGGCGGCCAGTTAGCTGGCGAGGGCTGCATCGTCAAGCCGGAGTTCGGCGCGCTGGCGTCCCTGCCACTCGCTCACGCTCACCTCGCCGGCCAGATAGAGCGGCCTGTCGCCCGCAGACAGCAGCAATTGCCCCAGCGCAGTTTCCATCGCGCGAAAGGCGATGCCCGTCACGCGGCCGCCATCCGGGCCGGTCGCCACGAAGCGTATATGGGTCTGCGGCTCGGTCCGCCCCACAAGGTCCGCCCTCAGCATCCTGACCGGCCCCACCGCCACGCGCGGGCTCGGCCAACCCTGTCCGTACGGCCCCACCGCTTCCAGCGCCTGCCCCAGCTCGGGGGTCATCGCCGCTGGCGCCACGGCAAGATCGATCGCCAGTGATCGCCCTTCGCGCGACCCGGCAACCGCCGCACCCAGCCGATCGGAAAGATAGGCCGTAAGGGCCGGAACTGCATCGGCCCGCAGCGTCACGCCAACCGCCATCGCATGGCCGCCGCCTTCCAGGATCAACCCTTCCGCCTTTGCCGCCAGGATCGCAGCGCCAAGGTCGACGCCGGCAATCGAGCGCCCCGAGCCCCTGGCGATCCCGTCCTCGCCAAAGCCCTCTGCGCCCAGCGCCAGCACCAGCGCCGGGCGGCCAAGCCGCTCCTTCACCCGTGCCGCCACTATCCCCACCACGCCCGGATGCCAGCCGACCCCGGCAACAACCGTCACGGCGCTGTCGGCCAGCCTGTCGGCGGCTGCCAGCGCCTCGGTCGTCACGGCGGCTTCGATGGCGCGGCGCTCCTTGTTCAGCCGGTCGAGTTCGGCGGCAATCGATCCGGCTTCACCGGCATTCAGTGTCGAGAGCAGCCGGACGCCAAGGTCCGCCTGCCCCACCCGGCCCCCGGCATTGATCCGCGGCCCCAGGTGAAAGCCGAGATCCTCGCAGACCGGCGCACGGTCCATGCCCGCCACATCGGCCAGCGCGGAAAGGCCGAGGCTGGCGCGCTGGGCCATCCTTTTCAGCCCCAGCCAAACCAGCGCCCGGTTCAGACCCACAAGCGGCACGACATCGGCCACCGTCCCGAGCGCCACGATATCCAGCCAGTCCGCCAGTCGCGGTTCGGCCCGCCCGGCAAACCAGCCGCGCCGGCGCAGCTCCCGGTTCAGGGCCACGCCCAGCAGGAACGCCAGCCCCGCCGTGCACAGATGCCCGTGGCGCGCCGCCTCGGCGCCTTCGTCCAGCCGGTTCGGGTTGACGATGGCCAGCGCAGGCGGCAGCGCGGTGGAGGCCTTGTGGTGATCCACCACCATCAGGTCCAGCCCGGCGGCGCGCGCCGCCTCGAGCGGCGTGAAGGCCTGGGTCCCGCAGTCCAGCAGCACCACGAGCCCGGCGCCATCGGCCTGGATCTGCCGCAGGGCTTCTGTCGATGGCCCATAGCCTTCAAGCAGTCGGTCGGGGATGTAGTGCCCCACGCTTGCGCCCAGCGCCCGCAGCTGGCGCAGCAGGAACGCCGCAGAGGTTGCGCCGTCCACATCGTAATCGGCAAACAGGATGATCCTCTCAGCCCGTTCGACCGCATCGGCCAGCCGGCTGGCGGCTACATCCATGTCCTGGAAGATGGATGGGTCGGGCAACCAGTCGCGCAGGGTCGGTCGCAAGGTGCGCGCGACATCGGCCGCAGCGCAACCGCGCGCCGTCAGAAGGGTGGCGGCGAGATCATCCACCCCCATCCGCTGCGCCGCCCCCAGCGGCAGCGGTGCGGATCGCCAGTGCCAGGCCCGGCCCAGGGCCGAGCCGGAGACGCCGAAAGGCCGGTCCGGCGGCTCGCTCATGCCACCAGAAGCGGCGGATCGCCCCGGCGGTCGCCCTTGACCCAGCGAACCGTGCCCGAAGAGGCACGCATCACCACCGATTCGGTGGTGATGCGCCCGGCCCGGTAGCGCCGCACGCCTGCCAGCAGCGATCCATCCGTCACGCCGGTGGCGGCAAAGATCACGTCGCCCCTTGCCAGGTCTTCCAGCTGGTAGATCCGGTCGAGATCGGTGATCCCGGCCTTGCGGGCGCGGCCCTTCTCGTCCTCGTTGCGGAAGATCAGCCGGCCCTGGAACTGCCCGCCCACGCACCGCAGCGCGGCTGCCGCCAGCACCCCTTCGGGGGCGCCGCCGGAACCCATGTAGATATCGATCGTGGTGTCCGGGTCGGTCACCGCGATCACGCCCGCCACATCGCCGTCGCCGATCAGGAAGATGCCGCAGCCCAGCCCGCGCAGCTCCCGGATGAGGGCTTCATGGCGCGGCCGGTCCAGCACGCACACGATGATGTCGGCAGGATCCACGCCCTTGGCTGCCGCCAGCGAACGGATATTCTCGGTCGGGCTCCGGTCGAGGCTTACGGTGCCGTCGGGATAGCCCGGCCCGATCGCCAGCTTCTCCATGTAGACATCGGGGGCGTGCAGCAGTCCGCCTTCCTCGGCGATCGCCAGCACCGCCATCGCGTTGGGGCCGGCCTTGGCGGTG